AATCTGAAATTAAAAAAATTGAATCTCAAATTGAAAGTGCTCAATATTTTTTTAAATATTGGGAACAAGAACAAAATAAAGAATGGAGATATAATGGGTAAAGGAAGTTCACCACGTCCATTTACGGATAGGCAAAAATTTGAAAACGAGTTTGATAGAATATTTAGGAAAAATAAAAATGAGACCATGGAATCTAACAAAACAAAACCTACCATTCCTAATAGAAAAAATTCAAAATCTTGATTTTAATAAACGATGGAAAGTAGTAGTATATGAAGAATCAGAAAAAAGAAGTAATGAACAGAATGAAAGGTTATGGGGATATTTATATCCAAGTATTGGCAATTATTTAGGATTAACTCAAAAAGAAATACATGATATGTGTAAATATCAATTTCTTAGAAGTGAAGTTGTCATAAATGATGAAGTTATCACTGTATTAAAAAGCACTACAAAATTATCAGTCAAAGAGTTTGCTGATTATATGGAAAAAATTGAAATGTGGGCGGCTCAACAGGGGTGGTCTGGTGAATGAGTTTAAAAGAATTTTATTTAATTATGTTGAGAGAATTTTCAAATGGTGTACCATTACCATATAGATTTAAAACAAAAAATAAACAAGGAGTAACTAAAACATTTCCTCAATATGATGAATCTAAATTTTTGACACCGAGTCAATATTTAAAAATGATTAAAGATATTAAAGAATGGGAAGATTTAATAAATGGCAAAAACAAAACAAGAAAAAGAACATTACGATAAACTACATCAAATAGGATGTATAGTTTGTTTACGTGAAGGATTAGGGTATAGTGAGCCTATGATTCACCACACAAGATTTGACGCTGGTATGGGAATGAAATCTAGCTGGGATAAAGCAATCCCATTATGCCCAATGCATCATCAACATGGCGGATACGGAATAGCAATTCATGCTGGCGAAAAAGCATTTGAAAGAAGATTCGGAACAGAAGAAGAATTGTTAGATGCTGTTACACATTGTTTAAGAAATAGATAATGTTTGAATATGTATTAATAGTTTATATGAATATGGATAATCCTGAATACGTAGGACATTTTAAATCTTGCGCAGCTGCAAACAGTTATGTGCAAAAACATTATAAAAATGCAGAATATACATCATGTTTATATCAAGACTATATTAACCTTCCAAAAAATTTAATTAAAAAGGAAATAGAATGGAAATAAAACAAATTAACCCAAACGATTTAGTTCCGTATGATAAAAACAGTCGAGTTCATAGTGATTATCAAATAAATCAAATTAAAAAATCAATAGAACATTTTGGTTTCGTTAATCCTGTATTAATCAATGGTAATCATATTGTTGCAGGACACGGAAGAACTAGAGCGGCAAAAGAATTAGGATTAATTGAAATACCTGCAATAGATGTATCAAACTTATCAGAAGAACAGTTAAGAGCATACGTTATCGCTGATAATAAAATTGCAACTAATGCTGAGTGGGACCAAGAGATATTAAGAATGGAACTTGACGCATTAAAAGAACTTGATTTTGATGTAAGTATATTAGGATTTGACCCATCAGAAGTAGAAATAAAAGACATTGATTATTCTGTTCTTGATGATGATGATGATATTGAAGAAAAATTAGACTCATTAGAGCGCGAGACTCGTAGAGCAATAGAAGTTGTATTTCAGGAAGAACATTACCAAGAAGCATTTGAGTTGTTTAAATTTTGGAAACAGCAAGATGCTTATTTAGGATATATGATTCTTGATTTTTTAAGAAAAGAAAAAGAAAAGTTGAACGAAGAATTATGATACCTATTTATATACCATCATATAACAGAGCATCATCTATTAAAACAACAAAATATTTAGATAGAGCAAACGTGCCATATAAAGTTCTTTTACATTCTGATGAGTGCAGGAAAAATTATTTAGATGCTGGGATAGTCAAAGATGAAAACATTATCGTAACTCATGCACCTTTTGGTATTACTAACCAAAGAAACTGGATGGTCGATAATCTAGCAAAACAAGGTGAATGGTATATATCACTTGATGATAATATTAGAGGATTTAAAAGAGTAGTTGATAAATATTATGAAACACATAAAAAATTAGACGTTACTCGTAAAGATATAACTCAACAAGATTTTAACCATGAAATAGAAGCAGATGAATTAATAGAACTCATGGAAAAAGATATTAAATTATGTGATGAATTAAAAATTGAGTATTTAGGATTTGCTACTGTTGATAATTTCTTTTTTAATTCTAAAAAATATAAAACAGTTGGTTATGTGATTTCTAAAGCAGTCGCAATTAAATATGCTGGATTGCGTTATGATATAAACTTAGAGGCTATGGAAGATTTTGGTTACTGTGCCGAACAGCTTAAAAAAAACAATGCTGTATTAATTAACTCTTGGATTAAACCTATTGCTGGGCATTATGAAGCTGGTGGAATAGGAACATATGAGCAGCGTGTTCCTCGTAAAATTATTGATTGTGAATATCTGATGAAAAAATATCCAAATTTATTTAGATATAAAGAAAAAAAAGGTTGCCACCCAAAAGCTGAATTACAGATTAGATTTCACAGCCCTAAACAAGTTATTGAATGGAAAAAAACTTTAAAATGAAAACATTAGAATTAAAATCGATAGAATACCCACATAAGATGGGGCAAATATGTACTGATTTAAAACCAAACGTAACAGAAGATAGTTTGTTTGTTGTAGATGGTGAGCCATTAGGATTTTATTTAAAGAGAACTCCAGAAAAACTTTTTAAATTATTAGATATTGCTAATGCAGAATTAAATTCACCCAATGTTCCTAAAGTTAAAATGGATAGAGGAACAAGAAAAATGAATGCTGCAAGAGGTATAGATGTAGTTCAACAATATAGTGCAACACTCGGTGCTTGTGTACCAAGAGCCCATATGAAAAGAGATTATGGCAGAACATCACAGCTTCATTCAGTTGAGAGTGCTAAAACATTTATCAAAGCGATGTTATTAGCTTGTAAAGAGGGCGAAAAATTATTAAAAGACATTATGCCTAAACAATATGAATTACAAAAACAATTAGTAGAAGAAAATGTTCCAGAAAAATATAGATTAACTGATTTGTTTTCTAGTTCTATATCTAATTTCAATATTGCAGCTGCTTATCATCAAGACAGAGGTAATTTAAAAGGTTGCGTTAATTTTATATTTAGTAAAAAAGAAAATGCGAGAGGAGGACATTTGCACGTGCCTGAATATGATGCTGTGATAGATAATAAAGATGGTTCAATGTTAGTTTATCCAGCATATAAAAATATGCACGGAGTAACACCGATTATTCCATTATCAGAAAATGGATACAGAAATAGTTTAGTATTTTATTCAATAGACAATTTACAAAAGTTTTTTTAGGAGGAAAAATGAAACCAGTAACAAATGGTTATTTATACGAATATGACAATGGTGATAAAAAAACAAGAGATGAGGCTGTAAAAGATATATTAAATTTTATAGGTAATGAAAAATATTCTATGAATCAAATCGCTAAAGGAATTGGGTTAAATTACACATCAACAACTTCTTTAGTAAGATGGGCAAAAAGAAATAACATTATGTATGGAATAAGACGTGGTCGTAAATATCATTTCGGTGTTGGTGTTATGGAAGAAGATGCTTGTTTATTAGCTGATATGTTTTATAATAAAGAAAAAATATTAAGTAACTTTAAAGTCATTAGTACAACAAAACGAAAAGTAGAAGATGCTCCAACAGATTCATTCGAGCTGTCAAAATCAAGAAATATTACATACGGAACTCATGTTTTTAATACTGTTTATGATTGATGGAACTAGAACGTTTACAAGATATACTTGAAGACTGGGCAAAATGGATGCGTAAAGACGACACCAGAACAGGGTATCCTTACAAATCTGTTGGTCTTGCCTCCGGTGGTGAGTCTAGCCATGGTGCATTTGACGATATGTTAAAAGATATGGATTTAGATTTAGTTCATAAAGTCAATGCTATGATTAACTCATTAGATATACAAGAACAAAACGCAATATACGCAAGATACTTAAAATCAAAAAAACCTCTTTATTACGAATTAAAATTACAATACGCATTACAAAATCTCCTTAAATTAGCAGAAAAACGATTAATCACTTGACATAAAATGCTGTTTTTGATATAATCGCAGTCAGTGGTGGATAACCACGTCCAAAATTTCTATACATTCCCTGAGGTCAGCCATGCCGTTAAAAAAAGGTAAATCACAGAAAGTTATTTCTAGTAACATTAGAACTGAGATTAAATCTGGTCGCCCTCGTAAACAAGCAGTTGCAATAGCATTATCAAAAGCAGGTAAATCTAAAAAGAAAAGGAAATAATCATGCCAATGGTCGGAAATAAAAAATACAGCTACACAGCAAAAGGAATGAAAGCAGCAGAAAAAGCAGCAAAAAAAACTGGTAAAAAAATGAAAACTACAAAAGGCAAGAAAAAATAATGGCTAAAAGAGGGTTATATGCAAATATCCACGCAAAAAGGGAAAGAATCAAAGCTGGTTCAGGGGAAAAAATGCGTAAAGCAGGAGCAAAAGGAGCACCCTCAGCATCAGATTTCAAACAAGCAGCAAAAACAGCCAAGAAACCTAAGCGAACTACTAAAAAACGTAAGTGATTGTGTATGAGTGATAGCAGATTAAAACGAGCTGGCGTATCAGGTTATAACAAACCTAAACGCACACCAAATCACCCAAAAAAATCTCATGTAGTTGTTGCTAAATCAGGCGACCAAGTTAAAACAATTAGATTCGGACAGCAAGGTAAAACAGGTGATAAAAAAATGACACCTAGAGCAAAATCATTTAAAGCACGTCATGCTAAAAACATAGCTAAAGGAAAAATGTCAGCCGCCTATTGGGCAAACAAAGTTAAATGGTAGAAAGCCCTTGCACTTATGAGTGTTATTTAATTGATGACCATTGTATAAGATGTCAAAGAACATTATGGGAAATAAGAAACTGGGTAAAATTGACAGATAAAGAAAAAGAGCAG